ATTACATTAGCTCTTGGTTCGTGATTACCAATTGCGGTTTTAATCAAGTCTGCAACTACTTGTTCTGTGGATGGTGAGAAGTTCTCAAACAACATCTTCCTAATGTCACTGCCAAATGTGGGATTGAAAAATCGCTCACCTTTATCCGTCAGAAGAATATTTCTGATCGACCTTTTAACCGAGTCTTCATTCTTATATGATAGCAGATCCTTCTTAACCAGCTCTAAATCAAAATTGGAGTAAAAGTCAGAGTAGACTAGCGGTTTGGCAGTCTGCGGAGTTGTTTTTGTTTTTCTTACTACGATTGCCATATTAGCCGCCTATGAATACTGTGCTTGATCCGGACTCAATCTTATTGGTACCAACTGCTCCACCCGGATCTTGGGTGTCGGCTGTATCACCAACTCTAGCAGCTCCATTTGAGCCCTGATTGAGGTTGATTGTTTTACCGTTAATTTTTATGTCCCCTGAAACATTCAAGTTATAATCTCCACCCACTTTTACATCCATATTTCCAGTAACACTTACCTTAGCACTACCTTCAACGTTAGCTTCAAGGTTACCTTTAATATCAATCTTAACATTACCTTGAACATATAAGGTTTTATCCTTTAGGACAACCTCAATATCATCCCCAACAATCTTATTGACTCTTCTACCTTCTTGATTAATCTCTGTGTAAGTTCCTGACCTATGAAAAACGTGTATTCTCTCACTATTAGGAGTATCATCAAACTCAATAACATGACCACTCTCTGATTGGTAAACTCTGTTATACGGATAAACAGCAGAATATGCAGAAGAAGGCTCAGGTCCAACTGTATTTTTATTTAGAGGGTTCACTTCACGAGCAAGTAAAGTAACATCATGTTTTGCTTGGTCTCTATCCTCTATTCCTGGTAAAGATCCAAGAATCATAGGTACTTGTCCTTCACCGCCATCAGCAAAGAAACCCCAAACAGTAGATCCAACCATCAATCCATTTGGAGATAATCCCGTCTTTTGATAACTTGCACTTGTTGGCTGCATAATAATGAATGCCCATTGCAAATCAGCTGTTGGTGTTTCTATTTTTGTACCGTGGTAATTATGGATCCTTACCTTAACACGGCCAAGCTTTTGAGGATCTTCTCTATCCTCAACCACACCAAACCACCAAAAGAAGCCTTCAGCTCCTAGATTCTTTGTCGTCATCCTAAACCAACCTTATTGCAGTCCATAGAGATATAATGCTTTGTTTTACCAACGGTTGTAATGTTATGTCTCAATCTCGTAACAATATAATTACCATCAACAGTATTATCAGTACCTTTAGCTTCTGTAGTACCAGAAGCTATTGGCAAATTGAGCTCAATTACATCTCCAGCCTTTATTGAAGAATCCCCCGGAATGTAAGTTCTGACAAAATTAGAATTAAAAAGCTTTTGATAAGCAAGTCTTGCTCCCATCATGTTTTCCAGAAAGTTTTCTTTTCTATTTGAGTCTTTAGGAATAAAAAAGCTAAAAGTTGGAGCATTGGCAAATTCTTTAATCATTGATTCAGAAATATTGAGAGTATTCTTTTTGTCTGATCCAACCATTTGAGAAAACTTCTTAGTCATATCAAAAGTAACGTCGCTTACTTTTTTAGAAAAAATATCAAATGTAGTCACAGTATTTTTAACGCCTCCCTCTTGAATCAAATCAGTTAAATCAGTTCGGCCAATATTCTCATACTCTATAATACTTCTAAACATAAGTGCTTCTGTATTTTTATCTTTCTGACCATTACTGAAATAATAAAACTTCTTAGAACCTATTTTTTCCTTACCATCTTCCATCATTTGTTCAATACATTTAAAATTAAATCCATCTTGGTTTTCAAAGAATACAAACGAAGAAGAGAGATACTTTGGGTGAACAGCTCTCTTTTTGATAATATCTATAGCTACGAAAGGCGTGACTTTGGGAAACACTATAGTCTCGTTACCCTTACAGGGATCAATATTGACTATCTTTTCTGTTTTGAGAAACACATTAAAAATATTATCTACAATGTCATTGATAGTTTCATTGTAACTGTGAGAGATATTAATATTGCCTTGTGTCAGCTGTTCCTTGCTTACACACTTTAGAGTGTACGTGTATCCTTTGCCGTTCATTTGTTGTTGAACATCGGAAACGGCAAATGTGTTAAATTTATAAGTGGTGGGGTATGAAAGACCAGGAGTTTGAAAAGTAATTTCAAACAACTCCTCTCCTATGATTGGGAAGTCATTAATTAAACCAATTCTATCATCAAAAGATATTTCAGCATACAGTGTTGGTGAGTTAAAGTCTTCATAGATGTCAATAGAAGTAATCTGGTCAGAGGGGTTGATCTCCGCCTTAGTATTTTTATTACTTAAGGTAATATCCTTTATTATAACATCCCCTACTTCATAATTGATCATCTAAAAAGCTCTCTCATATCTTTTTCAATTTTACCAACATATGATTTATCTAATATTTTGATATTAGTCTTACTATCATTAAGTTCTTCTTCATATGTAAAACAAGTCACTGGTTCAAAGTACGAAGCTTCAACATTTGATATTGGCTGACTTATAGTGTTTACTGCTGTGATCGTTGCACCGGTTGCAGCACCAGTAGTAAATGATCCGGTTACTTTATCAATAACTACATGAGAAGTATTGGCAAAAGTAACAAAACCACTTGAGGCACCTTGAATGAACTTACTTCCTACCGTAAAGGTACCTGAAGATATTGTAAAATCAATTACTTTATTTGTTTCAAGTACTTGATCTAGTTCTTTTCTTTCATACGAAACGATCTCTCCGTTGAAACCTATAACAGGTTTAAAATACTTTTTAAGGAATTGTGAAAGTGCATTATATGTTGATAATGATAAAACTGTATCATCGGATGCATAGTTGTTTCTGTAAAAAGCTATTTTAGCTTGAGCAGCTGACACAGAACCGTATTTTGCTTTTATGTATTCATAAAATTGATTTTGACTCAAAGGCCAATCATAGTAAGGATCCATTATATCATTAGCAAGATATATTATCCAATCTAGTTCTGGATTGTCATAATATCTTGCAGCTATCTGATCAGGTCTTTCACCTTGCTCTACTGTGTAAGGGTAGAATACCGCAAGATTTTTTTGTACACTTTGATCAAACTTAACTTTTGATATTAGATTTGTAACAATAGTATTTGCATACTCTGTAGAAGGAAAGAAATTAAAATATCCAGCCATAGTTTTTAATTATCCAAAAAAGTCGCCAAGGTCGTTTGGGGGAGCAGGGGAAACAGTTTTATCTTGCTTCTTATCATCAAAATCATTACGAGTAACAACTCTAATCTCTTTAAAGTTCAATCCTATCTCTACATCTGTAGGAGAGCCATCTTTGAAAAAAGCAGGAGTTCCATTAGGTGCGTAATTGACTGTCATTGATTCTAGAACTGATCTTTGTATAAAATAAGGAGCATCCTTTTCAGGACCAAAAGATATATCAACAATATCAGGAAAGGAAAACAAAGGTCCGGTTGATGACTCAGCACTTAGTGCAGTTCCTGGAAGCATTCTTCTTTTTATAGTTTTAACTATTTTTTTGAGTAAATCTGCTTCTTGCTTATTTTTTGGAGAAAATCTAAATGTGAAGCTATGAGTTCTCAATCCAATGTCTTGAAAAATAGCGGCGAGATGGGGGTTGGGTACAATTCCAGTAGCTTTATCAATATTGGCTCTAATAGTTTCATTTGAAATTCTAGCTACCCCAGCAGCATAAGCACCAGCACCTGCTTCTTTGATACCTGTAGAAGCTGCTCCTTTTAAAGCCCCACCTAATTGACTTGCAACTCCACCACCAGCTGCTGCGGCGCCCTGTTTAGCACCTTCGGCTAGTGCACCAGTTATTGGACCAAGTTTAGCATCATTATACGATACGGAAAAATTTTCATTTAAGTTAGTGGGGATGGGAAATATAACCACTACAGTTGGTTCATCCTTAGCAATTTTTAAAGCCGCTTCTTTGACATAAGACTGAAAACTAAACTTAATAAAGTACTTACCAATGTCAGTTGGAAATGTTAAAACTTCAAATACATCTTTTTTACTAAGTGAATCCTGAGATGATTGAGCTGCTAGTGCACTAGGAGCGTTAGGAAAATCATTGGTCTTAAATTTAGTAATTGGCTTGTAACCCGCAGCAGAAGCCGCTCCTGCAACGTCTCCAAATTTGGATTTGTTGAAAGCTTGTTGTGTTTGTGATACAATACCACCTATTTTGTCTGCGAGTGCTGCTCCGGCCGCAAACCCAGCTACGGTGGCTGCAGCTTTAGAGAAAAACGCCATAAATATTTCCTATGAGCTATAAAGGTTATTTTAAACCAAGGAATCCATCCAAGTATATGGGAGACCCTACAACTATTATTTA